TCTCCGGAAGATCAATCTCGAGCTTGCCGAAGAGTTCCCGACAAAGCTTGGTGTGCGTTGATTGCCAGATATTAACGACCGGGCCAGAATCTTGGCGAACCAGATTCAACCATTCCCGGGTTGCCGACTCTAAGGGAATAAACCGACGTCGATCCGCGGCCCGGGTTTGTTTGGCGACTTCATCCCGCACCGAGATTAGATTTTCATCCCAAAGAATATCGCTCCATTCGAGAATCGATTGGCTATTACGATCCCGTAAGAGCTCGGCTCGCCGCATGCCGGCCAGGCCCCCAAGCACGAAATAGGGGAACAACCCGATATAGCGGGTAGTGGGAATCTCAGCCGGTTCGATCGGCTCGAGGCCGGCCGTCACGAAAAGCAGTCGGCGAAAATCTTCGATTGGCACGATCTCGTTGTTGACGCCCCATTGATCAAGAGGTCGGATCCGGGCCATGAGATCGATTGCCAGGTAACCGGATTCATGCGCCCACCGAATGAATTTCCGCACCGCTTTATAATGGCTTCGGCGATTGGATCCGGGCGGGTAGTGCTCGAGATATTGCCGGAGTCCAGTCTCGGTCAGCCGGGAAACGTCGATATTTTCAAATGAGGTGCATAGTTTCGATAATCGTTGCCGATCATCGTCGAGGGTGCGGGGTGCTCGACCCTCGTGCACCTGGCGCTCGAGAAACTTTTCCACAAGCTCGAACAGATGAGCACGTTTGCTGACGTTAAGGACAGTCGCGCGATAATGGCGGAAAGCTGTTTGAATATCCTCGAGGTTTAACCCTTCGGTTTCTGCCATTGAAAGGATCGCATTCTGACGATCATTAAGTTGCGGTTTGGCCGATGCACCGCGGCCGAGTATCCGGCGAACCTCGGTTTCGCCTTCCTCCTTGGTTTTGAAGTATCGGGCCTGATCTTTGCCGGTATCAGTCAACCGAGCCGGCACAATGACCCGCCAGCAATTTCTTGTTTCGTAGAATTTAACTTTCATTTCTTGGTTCCTGTTTTTTGTAGCAGTTTTCCTGTAGCAGATAACGACTGCTACTACTGCTACTGTAACAGAAAATCAATGTTTCTTTGTCCGATACGTCTTTTTTGTCTGATTCCAAGTCGGCAAATTTGGAGACTACCACAGACCTGCGGATCAAGTATTAGAGCAGTTTCTCGAGGAGAAATAAGGATCTGGGTTGGGTGGGGCTCGAACCCACAACCCACGCCTTAAAAGGGCGTTGGCGGAAAAAAGATAAGTGATTGAACTTATGCGATTTACGAAATCACTCTTTGCTCGGTATCACCAATGTAACACCGTTTTTTGCGGTAGAGTTCGAAAAAATCTCGTTTCCAGACCCGATGAAGATATACGCTTTCGTGGATGATCTCGGAAAATTGAATCGCTTTAGGCCCCCGGCGGCGGATGGGCGATAAAGTCGGCAATTACTTGCGGTAACGCGCTTGTCACGACAAACTGCACATCGCTGTCTTGCACGCTTTGACCGCTTGGATCGGTCTGAACGCTGGCTTGGATTGTAGGATTCATCGCAACCGGCCAGGCAAAGGGATTCCAGGCGACACTGGAATTCTTGTTTGCCCAAGTCGCCCATGCTAGCCGGTTGGCATGATCTGGGGTTGCCGGGTCTTCGTTGTTGATATCCTCGACGTCATGAATGACGGCGACTTCGATCTGTTGTTGCACGCTCGGGATCTGATACCGGAGCGCATAGCTTGAAGTGTAGGGAGTTGCCATAAAAGGTTCACCAGAGGGTGTCGGCGGTGTAGTGGAATAGCGCGGCATGCCCTGCAGTGAGCCCGCCGGGGATCGATAGTGACCCCATTCCTGCGGAGTTTATGTCGTTTGCAGTAGCTGCAATAGCTCCACCCGTCGAGTCATCAGTTGCCGTATTTACAGCACCCGTTGCAGTTGCATAAATTGAAACAGTCGGTGTCTTTGCCATTATCTTTGGCCATCGAGCATTAGCCTTCGGGAAAGTTGATGCCCCTGGTGCCGCAAAATAGTAGCCTGAATTACTCACAGAACCGGGTTTTGTCGCATAATCATAACTTTTTGAAAAATACCGCAGACATCCAAAATCGCCGTCAAGGTTCTGACCGAACGGGCAATCGATCGGCGTCGTGCAAAGCGCGCCGGGCTCGTGCTGGATGAAGGCAATATCAAAGGTGGAATTGACCGGGCTCGCGGCGAAGTTGCTTTGACCAGCAGCACCTATAAAAGTCCCGTTCTGCCAAGTGTCATTTGCCGGAGCAATAAACGTGCTTCCCGCGGCAAGACAAATGTTAAGAAAATAACCAAAAACCCCAGGCGCATAAGTGAAATTGCCAGACGGCCACACTGGCAAATTTGGTAAAGTAATCAATATCGGTGTATTCGCGCTAGGAATCGTACAAAGTTTAACTAAGCTTTTGGTAGTACTAATGCCATCACGAACACACATCCCAAATTTTAATCCGGCAACACTCGATTGCACAAGGAGTGAGACTGAATGTACATCGGTTGCAAGCTCTCGCCATTGTGGGCCTTCCACACTCTGGGAAATAAAGATGTAATCACCAGCTCCCAAACTTGCTTGAGCCGTTGTCAGCGTTACCCGACACACTGATCTCGTAATAAGAAAGTTCGTTCCGGGAATGACTATATTGAGCGGTTGCTGAACTATTGAGCAAGCACTGGTTCCAACATGATTGTAAGCCCAACGATCCTGAGTCAGTGTGCCACTTCCAGGATTTGCTAACGCAGTTCCGACGTTACGCTGATCGACCTCAAACGTCGGATTGCCGACCGCGTTAAAGCTGCGCAGGCGCACGCTCCAGATCACCGGTTGGACTGCAGAAACAATATCATGACACGCGTTGTCGCCACCGACATAGTCGGTGGTTAAACCGGTTAATGGTTTTAGTAAACCGCTTTTCGTCGTGCTGGCGGCCGGCAACGGATCCGATCCACCGAGCTCGTGCGTTGATTCATGGGCGGCCGGCGTAAAGCTTGCCGGTGTACCGGTTATCCCGACCCAAGGCACAGCAGCGGCATGATCAACAATGCCGTCATTGTTAACATCATAAACTGCCTTGGACATGTCGCCGGTGCCGCCAGCGGCAAACACCTGCCAGTGTGTGCCGCCGTCGGTTACCGGATCAATGTTTGTACTCGCACTGACCGCGATATAGGTCGTGCCCAGCTTGGTGACCAAATCATTCTTGACATACGTCGTAGTCGAGACCCAAGCGCCGCGATAAGTCGTGCCGGCAGGGCCTTGTGGACCGGTGGCACCGGGTGCCGAAAGAACACCCCAAACACTTCCGTTATCCGTTGCCGGGTCAACGCTGATATTAGCGACAACCGCCAAATACGATGCACCTGGCGGATTACGCGAGACTGCATCATACGCCGCATATTGCACCCCGGTCGCCCAAACCCCGCGCCAATTGATACTTTGGCCAGGCGCACCGGGCGCACCGTTCTCGCCTTTAGTCGGATCTAAAGAGAGAATAATCGGGGTAATCGCATTAACGGTGTACCCGGGATCAACGATATCGGTCGGAGAGGTCGGCATAAAAATTATCCTGCTTTGGCCATCGTTTGCGCGACGGGTTGAACGATCGTGACGTTGCCGCCAAGCAGTGTTGAAGTTTTCCCGCTCGGTGTCACGGTCGACACATCATAGAATCCGGCGGTTACCGCGACCCAAGATGTGTCATTTGTGGTTGCAATTGGCACCAGGAAACTGAACCGGCCAAATTGCAGATTAACAAAGCTCGGCGGTCCCTGGTAAAGCGCCGCGGTATCGACATCGGAAAGCAACGCTTTGATTGTCAGTTGGAGCTTATAGCCGGTGAGATCAACCGGGTTCCCCGCATTGGTGCGGATCGTGATATCGAGCGTGTTATCACGTTTCGCATAAAATGTGAGGGATTGATTCGCACTCATGAAAGCATTGAATCGGCGCGCAAACTGATTGACCCAGCCAGAATCGAGAACGCCTGCGTTGTGCCTAAACCAACGAAACGCAAGGTGTCACCGACCCCGACAACGATTGAAACAACACACGTTGCGACACCGTTCACGAAACTTGTTTGCATCCTCATTTGATTCGCCGGATCAGAATCCAAACGAACCCCGAGATACTTAGGTGCGGACCCGAGATCCGAACATTGCGCCCAAACATTGGCTTCAACGGTGAGATCGTCGGTAAACGCAATTCCATCGGAGAGAACGGTCAGAAACGCGGCCGCACCGATGACTGAACCCGAATCGGCTAACGGAATCACCATCGGCGTATTATTAGCCGGGATTGATGATCCGGCGAATAGGCCGCCATACCAACGCGCGGTTTCCACACTCCGCACCCCAGCAACGGAAACTTTGATCGTCGGATTAGAGATCGTTGTATTCATGGCGGAAACGGAGGCGAATCGCTGACCTGCAAAGGACCGGCTACAACCACGCTGGAATCGGTCTGGCCGAGTTCCTGGCGTTCAAGAAACCATTGATAGGTGCCCTCGGGCGAAAGCCCGTCCAGATCGGTTTTAGACACGTTAAAGACCGCGGCACCGGTTGAATCGACGGTGAACGTTTTATCGGTTAAAATCGGATCCCCGATTGTGATTCCGTCATAAGATAGCGGCACGATCATGAGCGCCAGGCGATCCCCAGAGATATCGATCGGGGAATCATTGTCATCACTAATCAGAAACGAAGGATTCCATCCCTGGTTCCGGAAACAGGCGAGCGGGATACTGAACGCATCCTCAAACGACGTCGCGATTAATGTGTTCGGGTACGGCATCAGAAGGATTCAGGTCTTGATGATCATGTTCACTGCCAGAAATGGTTGCATATTATTATGCGCCCCATTGCCACCGGTATTAGCGTTTGTGATCCCGGTGACTTGCGAAATTATAGCCATCCCCGTTTGGGCTAGATTAATCGTGACTCGACTTACTGAATTCGCGATCCATGCGCCGGTCGTAACCGTAGCCATTACCAGATTCGCTAAGGCTGGCTTAACATTGACGCCAGTTGCATTCTTACTCGACACAGCACGCATATCCCGCACCCACCATTGATTCGGAACGGGATCATAAAGTGGCACTTGCATGATCGGCGGTTGCGGCGTGTAAGTGAAATTCAGGGTTTCGGTATTGTGCGTATGGCCAGTATCATCAATATCGTGAGCATGCGCGGTTTGTGTTATTCCATGAGTATGGCCGGCACCCTCATTGAGTGTGTGGGCGTGACCCGGATCAGTGACCACGTGACTGTGCCCGCTCCCTTCATTCAAAGTGTGGGTATGCCCCAAATCATTAACGGTATGGGTGTGCGCGGCGAGCTCGGGCATGGAAAGAACATGCGATTCCTCGCCTCCTTTCGCGCCGAGAGTACGCGAGGAAAGCCCGGTTCCTTGCCCCGCACCGATCATGGTGCGCCCGCGCGCATCCGGTAAATTGAACGTCACGCTTCCGTCCCCGGCGCCGTAGGTCGTGCCGATCACGGCGTAAAGTGCGGCGAATATTGTCCGGCTGATTGCCGAGCCATCACAAAGCAACCAACCAGGCGGTGCAGTCGCGCCGCCATATTCCATCATGACGCCAGCCGGTAAAGGGATCGGTCCCCAGGATTGCGGATTTGACCCAAGCAAAACTTTCGTCGCATCACCCGGCACTGTAGTAAGCAACCCGCTTGCGGTAGTATCGGCCAGCCCGATCGGATCGATCCCGTTGCCGCGATGGGTTGCCGCGTGAAGTTCCAAGACTGGAGTTATTGTGACCGTTGTATTGGTCGGAACATCGCTCTCGTACTGAATCAGAACCGCGTAATCGTAAACGACGGCACTCGGAGTCGGGTCCGGCGTAATTGTGTCGCCGGTAGTTCCGGCGCTTGCATAAGCGAACAAGATCGGGGTCGAAGCCCCAATAGCCGCAAAAATCCCGATTTCATTTAGTTGAAATTGATATGGCGCATACTGGCTCGAGACCCGGATCCGGACGGTCGTCTGATAAAGAACCTGGTCATTGGCGCTTGTGGCATCCGCGTCCATGACGAAATGGACCAGTTGTGTTAATCCATCGAGATCAACGCCGGTTGCCGGCGTACCGCTCCCGACTTGCGCCTGCGGGATCTCGATCGTTTGACCGGCAACCAGTGAATTGATCAATTGCCGGCCGGCATCGGTAACGGTGACCTGAGAGAAGTTGGCCATTTCAAGAAAGTAAATACCAGGGTCACCGCACCACCTGATATTTGTAGGTTGCAACCGAGCATGAAATCTTGAGCGGGATTTGCGCCGTCGTGAATGACGAGATGCCGGCGAACCAGGACCGGACATTTTTCATGACCAGGATCAGCCGGATCATTTCGTGAACCTTAGCCGGATCAACCAGGGGATCGCTGATCACGATCCGGAACGTGTGCGGCTCGGCCGGCGGCGTATCCTGCCACCATTCGACGACCTCGGCGTAATTAAACGCGATCGAGAGCAACCCGCGCACTGCACTGGCGGTCCCGAACGGCAAATAATTCAGGATCGAATTCTCGACCAGGCGCCGTTTCGTATTGAGCGGCAAAGTCAAATTGTAATACGGAGTATTGAAATGATAGATGGCAATGAAATCGACGACATTCTCCGGGATCGTGAACAGGCTGCAAATGATCTGGTTATTCTGAATCAAAGAACGGATCTCGGCCAGTTGCGGATCGAGCGCTTTAGCCATGGCAACGAACGTCTGATCGGCGGCAATAGCCGGGTTACAGAAATCGAGCAGGCTTGCGCTCGGGAAACTTTTCATGGCAAGTCAGCCTCGGTCCCGACATAAACGACAACCGGATCATTAGTCAGCGACGGCACCTGCGATTTAGTCAAGATTTGGTGCGTCGGCTGCGAAACGATCACATAACTTGCGCCGGCGTTCATCATCGCCACGATCAATGGCGATGGGTTAATTGAGCCTTTCAGGTTCAGCCTTTGCGCATTAACCCAATTGGCGACCGCGAGATTCACATCGCTTTGGATCTGGGTGACCTGGTTCGCCTGGCTCGCATCAATGTAATAATCGACCCAGACGGAATAAGCGATAGGATCCGGCGCCTGAACGGTGACTTTGGCGCACAGATCGCGGATCGTGTCCGGATTAACCGCACCATAAACCAGGTCAAGCATGGCCTGATTCGGGAAATCGCCGTTTTGTAAAAGAACCGTGATCAGAACGTTGCCGGGTGCAATGCCATCTTCGGGACCCGTAACGCTGACTTGCGCGATTGAGGCACTCGCTGAGAGCGCAAAGAATTCATAGGCGCCGTATGAGCCGGCATTGGAAAACGATTGCGTCGCCAGATAAATGCGCCGGCTGTAAGCATAATCGCTTTCGGTATCCGCACCGCCGGCTGAGGTCTCGACATTGGTCGCCGCGACTGAAAAGGGTGCGTTCCAGCTTAAAAGATTTGTGATTGTATTGGCCAACAACCCGTTGCCGATCGGCCCGATTGTCTGGCAGGCGGCATTGACATACCCGATAAAATTGCCGATCGGGATAGTCAGATCGGCCACTGTAGCGAACACGAGCCCGGTCGCATCAGTCGAAGCGATCAGGGTGCCGGCCGGGATCACCGCATCGGTGTTAAGCGGTGCGGAAAGCGTGAAACTCATCTGGACAATTGCCGCGCTTGCTGGCAACCGCAGCCCACGCGGACCGTACAGCGAACAAAGCTGATCGAGAAATCCGCCTTGCGCGAACGGCAAAAGGTTCTGTTTCGCCGATGCGTCGATGAGCTCGCGTTCCTGAACCAGGTAGGCGGTCAACGATAAAAGGAAATGGTATCGCCGATCGGCTTGGGTGAGAATCAGGGTTTCACCGGTATCCGCCAGCCACATGTCTTGGAATGATTTAACGACGGCATTCTGAAGTGCGGCAACATCGGTATTGACGAAACTGATCGCGGGCAGATTAACGAATGGATCCGGCATCTTTACCCGAATAAATACCTTAGACGGTGACGGTCTCCTGTTGAACCGAAAGAACCCCGTCAACCGGTCCGTCTATAAGCCACGTTGCCGCGTCGCTAGGCGGTGCGTAGAGCGCTTGCGTGATCGACCGGGACAAATCCACCTCGACAACCAATGAAAGCGTGTACTGGCCGGCCATGACGTCCAGCGGATTAAGCGCGAACTGGATTTGTTGAATATTTGCCCGCGGTTCCCAAAGCCGGATCGCGAGAAGGAATGCCGTTTTCGCCTGAAACCCGATCAGGTTCCCCGGGGAATCGATCCAGTTCTGATCTGAACCAAATAATCGAAACAACGGTTGGGTGCCTAACGGCGTCGCGATGATGTTAAAAACGTTCTGTAAAACTTCCTGAACAGAGTTTGCCGGCGCATCGAAATCGAACTGGAACGCACCGTCAAAGATCCAGCGTTTACCGTTCGCGATCGCCGAATAGGATTTGATCGGGTTGGCCATATCCCGCTCCCTAAATGATTCGGCCGACAACGCTCCCGGCCAGGTTCGCCAGCGCACCGAGCGGCCCGGCCAGGTTGAACGGATTAGAGTATTCGACCAGTTTCACATCGAGTGTCGCAATCGCGAGCTCGGCGCCAACCCATTTCGTCATCCTGACCGACAAAGATTCAATCACGAACAATGACATGATCCCGCGGCCGACCGGCGCATCACCGGCAAAGAGAGGCATCGGAATCTTGGCGGCCAATAAAGCTTCAACTGCGGGAATCGATTGGGACGGTGGCAATGTATAGGGCGCAAAAAACATCATCTCAATCTGAATATCGATCGGGTCATCCCCGGTAGCTTCAATCAGATCAAGACCGGCAATCACCGCATGTTTCACGTAAGAAATTTTATTGGCTTTATGGATCGAATGGAACGTGTTCGCCGTACCGTATCCGGCAACAAACGGGATCACACCTAAAGAACCGATGACCATATCGGTGAGTAAATACTCAGCTCAAGTTCCGCCACCGCTCCCGTCCGTATTCGTGCAATGCGGGTTGGCGCTCGCCAGTTGCAAACTGGTCACGCCTTGCACGGTCAGGTTACCGGTGATCGTGACGTTGCCTTGCAGCGTGATAGTAGGTGCGGTAACCGTTGCCGATCCATTGGCCGATGCCGACAAGTTCCCGCCGACAATCGCATTTAAATTGCCGTTACTTTGAATTGAGGTATCGCCGCTGGCCGAGATCGTGATAGTGCCTACCCCCTGGATCGCCAGGGTTTTCGTATCCGGATTATAGGAAAACTGCGACCCGTCATCGGCAAGCATCGCCACCGAATTGATTGAATCCGGCTGAATCGATCCCCCGTTTTTAGTCGGGTTAGTGCAAACAACGATTCCCTGTTCGATAGCTGTCGGATAATGCAGCACGGTGACATTATCATTGAGCCGCGGACAATAGAACATGGTCGCACCGGCTGACCCCTGGTTACCAACCGGCAACCAATCGCTAGTCACGCCGCGGTCATTGTAAGCGATTAGGACTTCCGGCCCGTTTTTACCGAACCGCCGATCGACAACCATGCCGCTGCGAACGACATTGAAACCCGTAGGATCGGGCTTTTCCGCACTCCCGTAATCGCGAAACATAAAATCTAGTACCCGGTGATCACCTTCTCGAAATCAAGGCTGGTCGTGCTCCCACTCTTGCCGACGAACTTGTGTTCACATTCGATAAGCAACCAGTTGCCGTCAAAATCCGGCGAGAACCCTTCCAGGGTGTAAACGTTGCCGGCTTCAAGCGTCAGATTAAGCGGCACAACGATTCGATGTTTTTTGCCTTTCCGATTCTTTTTCTTGAGTTTGCCGCGGGCCGTCCGATGGGCTTTAGTGACCGCGCCGGAATCGGTTTCGGCAACCGGCAATGGCGCCGGCAACTTGACAAGCTGCCAGGGATTCGAAATTAAAGGCGGCAGATTCAACCTTCGGTATCCTGGCTAGATTCGGTATGCGGATTGTATTTGTCGCGCAAGACCGACCCGACAACCGCTTTCGGATCGGTTGCGGTCCCGGTCACGGTCATGCCCGTCTTATTATTTCGGAACTTGACCTCGGCCGCCTTGTAGATGTCTTCCGTAGATTCACTGATCTCCCATGAGGTGATCCCGCCGCGCCCGTTCACCCCACCGGGATTCCCCGGGGTCGGACAAACGATCGTGCCAACCGGCGCCTGTTGCTCGAGCTCTTCCTTGGAAATGATCCAGAGCGTTTTCTGTTTAACCTTAACGAAAAGATCGTTTTCATGTGCGTGCCGATCGAGTAACACGAAATCGGATTCATCATGTTGATCGGTTCGGGCAATCTTCGGGTTTTCCTTGGCGATGTACCGGAGCGCCAATCCGTTATCGGTTGCGACCTGTTGCGCGATCGCTTTGAGTGTTGTTTTAGTCCATGCTCGGTTTTTGCGCTCGAGCCGGCCCGAACATGATACCGGGATACTTGACGCCGATAGAGAGACAATCGTTCCGGACCGTTTATCTTGCCGGATCGAGATCCGTTTAATCTCGAATGAACCGCAATCGCGATGGGTGCGTTCACCTTGGTACAACCAATTTTGCGATTCCAGAGACAGATTGAGCGGGACGGCGACTTTGAGTGACCAGGTAAGGCGGAACCGACCCTCGGGATCGGCAAGCTTGAGCTCGACATTGTCACCTTTGGATTCGGTCCCTTCTTTGTATGTCAATTCCTGAAGAGACGGGTAAACCTCCTGACTCACATCGGCACCAGAATACGAAATGATGGGCCGAGCCGAACGCACCTGCGAAAGCATTCCGGCGAGTGCCGGCCCGATCCCGGGAATGTCGGTTAAAGCTGCCATTTTTGCACTAGTTCAATGCATAAATGGTTCCCCAGGGGACCGAACTGATTTTTCTTGTGGTAACGATTTCCGGCGTTTGCAGCACCGCACCGGAATCGAAAGAGACAACCTGCAAATAAGCCCGGTTCGCACGAATCAAGACATTCATAAACCGTTCCGATCCGTAGACTTTGCGCGAGATAAAATCCCACATTTCACCCTGAACGGTTGTGTAAGTCGGGCTCATACCGGCGCAATCTCCTCATTCTCCATTTCAAAGATCCGGCGCACTTCCGCAGCGATCTGGCGGGCGTGCTCGGCTAAAATATCTTGCAACGAACCGACATCCCCACCAGCCCCCAGATTGATTGTCGGGTTCGAATTAACCGTGATTGCCGAACCACCATGCCGGCCGCGAAGAGGGATAATCGCTTCGGGTCCGCGTTCAGCGATTAGTCCGATATGCGGCCGGGTAAAGATCCCACCGACAGCATGCGGCGCGACCGGAGTAAGCGCGGGAACCGGCAACAAAGGGCTCGGCCGATTAGCCGCATTTGCTGCGGCCGCGACACTGGCGAAAGCGCTCGCCGTCTGACTCGCGATTCCCGGCAACTTTTCCATAACGCTGACCGTCTGATCGGCCGCCGATTTAATCCGCAGATAATCGGCAAGTGCGGCTTGGGTCGCGGCCAACTGTTGCTCGGCCGCATGAATGCTTTCGGCGCTCACATTGTGCTGCAACGCTTGCTGATCGCGAAGTGCATCAAGGTTTTGTTGTGCTCTCTGAACGTCACCGCGTTTCTGGCTTTCGGCGCCGAGCGAGTACCCGGGCGGCAAATTCCGGTAAGCCGCCTTTTCGATCTGTTGCATGATCACGCCAGCCAATACGCCGCCCCCGAGCACCCCCCATCCTGAAAAGCCGGCGGCTTTTGCAACTGTGCCCTCGGCTTTTTCCGCGGCCGCGCCTCCAGCGCCTCCCATTACAGTAACCTGGCCGGCGGTAACGATCATTCGACCGATGTTCCAGATTGCTTTGGCAAAATCCCAGACTCCTTTGCCGACCTCGGTCGCCTTGGCAATTCCCATTGCGGTAAAAATACCGAGCAACGTATTTTTGATCGCCTCGAAATGCTGGGAAATGAATTCGACAGTTTTGCGAACGGTTTCCAAAGCTTTCGCGATCGAGTCGGCCCATTTGCCGCTGGTCACATCGGCCCAATTTTTGCCGGTCTCGGTCAGCACCGTATGAATTCCGTTAATCGGATCTTGAACCTCTTTAAAGAATCCAGCAAAACTCCCCGCGCCAAACACCCGGGAAAAGAAATTACTGAACGCGGTCCCGATCGCCTGGAGCTCGGCTGCAGCGCGCCCATGCTGCAAATGATCAACCAGACTGGCAAGTGCGGTCGCAATGCCTTTGACGTAGCTTGTGAGCCCATCAAACGCATGGGTAAGCGCCGCCGGCGTAAGGATCGAGAAGACCTTTTCAGCAATCGGCGAAATGAAATTTTCCAATTGCATCCCGAACGATTCCTGAAAATCGCGCCAATGCCCGATAAACCGTTCCTGAAGACCGGCAAGCCCAGCAAGTTGCGCCTCGGCATGATGATATGCCGGCCCGCCCGGCCCGGTCAACACATCGAAACTTTGCATCAAAGCCTCAATCTGTTTTTCACCGGGTATTTTATGCTTTTTTAGCATCTCAGAAAGCTGTTCCGGGGTAACCTTAAGTGCGTCAGCCATCGCTTTTTTGAACGCAAACCCGGTATCGATCGACATTTCATTCAGATGTTGCGCGTCAACCTTGCCTTCGGCCAGGATCCGGGTAAACGCCTGGCTGACCATTGCAAACGCCTGCGGAGTGCGTGACACATCGGCAAGCTGGGAAAGCATCTTGTGCACTTGTTCAATGTTCTGGAACCGTTGCGGTGCCGCTGAAAGCATCATGTTCGTTGTCTCGAGCAACGGTTCATACCGGACCGCGGTCTCGCGACCTTCCATGTTCCGCAACAACGTATCGATCTGGCTTGAGAGAAAGCCGCGCCCCTGGCTTTCGGAGAGTGTGCGCAATTGGTTTTGCAGTACGCCACGCTCGGCTCGCACCTCAAATGCGCCGCGCATGAATTCCTCGCCGGCAAATGCAGCGCCGACTCCGCCAATCAGCCCACCAATCCCAGTCATATGCATGGCCGATTCAAGCACCCGATCAAATGCGCCAGCTAAATTTTTCTGGATCGTTTCGCCGGCTTTGTGCGCTTCTTCGGCAATTCGGTGAAAGTTATGTTCGACCCGACGTGCGGCCTGGTCCGAATGGCTCGCCATTTTGCCCAAACTCGAATCGATTTTTTCCGTAGCGGTAACTACTGAAGACGGAACCGTTATCTTGCTTACGAGCGAATTGAACGTTTTAGCGGCCGATTCCAAGCGCTTAAATTGCGCCTCCGTCATGCCGACAGCTTTCGCGAGACTAGGATCTAAATGACCTTCAATCTCGACATCAACCGCGTGAACAACACGTGCCATTTCGCTACTAAATACCGATCTCAGTATTTAGCAGGGTGATGGAACCCTCTGTTTCTATACCCGCACCCAATACCGATGAATCGAGACCCGAATCTGAACCAATCGAAGTTGATGCTTCGCTGACGGTCTCCGATGACGATCGCTACTTCGTCTTATCGAAACCGTTAGTTGCTGGTAAAGAGAAACTTACCCGGCTTTTGATCGATCCGAAATCGCTCGGCGGCCGCGGATTTTTCAATGTAGTCGCCGAATTCCGGCGGCAATACCCAGATATTTACCGAGTCACGTTCAATCTATTCAGCGAAATCAATTTTCTTTCCCTGGTTATTGCCAGGCTGAACAAGATCACCCCGGAAGATCTCTACAAGCTCGATTATACGGAGCTTCCCCTTCTGATGTTGCGCGCGAGTGCTTTTCAATATTCGGGCGGGGTGATGAAGACCCTCATGGAAAGCTAACGCCCGCAAAGACCGACATTAACAATATGCGCAAGTTCTATCTCGGGCTTGCGTATGCTTCAAAGACTTCGATTGATTTCTGGCTCGATCTATCGATCGAAGACGCGATTGCATGGGCCGATAGTTTTGAACAACTATTGAGCGAAACCAAGGAAGGATTAACCCTTCAGCCTTAACCGATATTCGCCCGGGTTTTGGCGTTCAGGTCAACCCCGTTAAAGATACAGATCCCGTTCATCGGATCGATTTGATAGTATGCGATCCCGGCAAAATAAATCGCCAAGGTCGCGACATCGAACCGGAGTGCAACGACACCTTTCGTCGACGGTTCCCGTTTATTGGAATCGTACTCGCCACCGAAAACCCCCATGATGATCTCTTCGGGATCCTCATCGAATTCGCCGCTCGATGTGTCAACATACTCGATCGATGAGAGGCACCGGATCTGTTGTTTTTGGCCTTTGAACATCGAAAGCGCTTCTGCTGTTGGGGTATGAAAATTTATAACGCACTCCATCGGTTGCACGTTGCCGGGAACCGGCAAATTCAGTGAGCCGGCGATCCCGGCGCCTTTAAGCGCATCTTTCTCAAACGTGATTTTCGGCAACGTAATGTCGGCCGCACCGGTCAACACTCCTTGGTCGCCGTACACCTTAAAATTCTTGATTACGCTCGGATATTTCATCGCGGAGATTCCTTTAAAATTAAGTCGTGCCGGGAATGGTGACCAGAGAGATCCAAGCTGTGAGATCTTCGACCGAATACTCGAGTAACAACCTCAAGGTGCGGATCGGGGTCGGCGGCGTCCATAGGATATGATACGTGTAAATACCGGCCATAACCTGTTCGGCGAGATTTTCCTCCGGCAAGAACCGGACCCGGAACGTGTTCGATTGACCGGCGGCAACCAAGGAGTTGCCAAATTGCTGGATCGTTTCCCCGATTGACGCCAGAGTGCGCAGGTTCCCGGGCAGATCGATATATTGCGCCAGAGTAAGGTTAAGCGAATTCCCGAGCCAATTGAACATGCGGCGCTCGTTGATCCAGAAATCATGGACATCGGTATTTGCCGGATAGGCGCAAGTGTAATCACCGATCAAGCGCCAACCGTTTTGATTGATCGGCGACATTAACCCCCATTGCTCGATGGCATCGGATTGCGCCAGGTCGATATCGACAATCGTGCCGTCCGCC